CGTGTACGACCTGCACATCCTGATAAACCAGCTCTTGCGGAAGGCTGGCCGGCAAGCCGAGCGACAGCGGACGGTTCTCGGGTACCGCGATGGATCGGCGGACGAGGCCGAGCGTGTTATCAATACCGAGGACGGCCAGGGCGTTCGCATGAACGACCCCGACAACGTGCGCGAGTTTCGCCTTGGCGGCGCCGACGCGGCCACGGTCTCGCTCATCATGCAGTTGCGGCAGCTTGCGTCCTACGTGGGCGGAAACATCGACGCCATTGCTGGTCTCATGGCTTCCAGCGACACGGTGGGCCAGGATCGCCTGCTGACTGAGAACGCCTCCCAGCGCCTGCACCACATGGCGGAGAAGGTTGAGAACTTCACGTCCGAGGTCGGTCGCGCCATCGGTGCCTACCTGTGGGACAGCGACGTCATCCGACGGTTGTCCATGATGATCGAAGGTACCAGCATCGAGATTCAGCGGTACTGGGGCCCGGACGAGCGGGTGGGGAAATTCTACCACTACAACGTCGATGTCGTGGCGCACAGCCTGCGCCGCAAGACACCGGAACAAAAGATGTCCGTCATCGAGCAGGCGCTTGGCCAGTTGTTCCTGCCGCTGATGCCAGTGTTGCAAAGCCAGGGCTACGCCATCGACATCCGCGGCCTGCTGCGGCTGTGGTCGGAGACTCGCGGCATTCCCGAGATGATGGACATTGTCATTCCGGTGGATCCGTCACAGGCACAGGCGGACATGGAATCCACCCCAGCCCCGTGGCCGGCATCGGCTCGGCGCGAACCGGTGACGCGCGGCAAGGGACGTCAACAGGTCGATCCGTTTACGGAAGGCGCCCGCCAGATGGTGGCGGATCAGCGCAGCAACGCAGCGAGGTAGGTATGCCGAAGAAGATGCCATCGACGGCCAAGCGGTTTTGGTACGACTCCAAGTCCGGCAAGATTGTGGAGGGGCGCGCCCCTGGACGGGCCCTGCTGGCACGCTGGCCGATCCACTCCGAATCCATGGGCGTCCATCCGTCCCAGCGAGAGGATTTGCGGAAGCACCTCGAGGAATGCGGTGTTCCGACCGATGTTGACGCGGACGGCTGCCCGATCCTGACCGGGCCCGAGCACCGCAAGCGTGTCGCCGAGGCTCGCGGGTTCTACGACCGCAACGGCGGATATTCCGATCCGCAGCCGTAGTCAGGTCGGTAAAATTGCCTTGACATGCCGAAAGAGTGTAGTCATTTTGACGACACACAGGAGGCAGATATGGCGACAGTTACCGAACCGAGCGGTGTGTCTGACGATTCCCTTGGCCTGCTGGACGACGGACCGTTGTCGTCTCAGGCGACCGAACCGAGTGGCGGCACGGATCGGCAGTATGCCGACGATCAGGCCGGTGGCGGGTCCACACAAGGACGTGGCCAGCCGGTGCCTGACGATCCTCCGAGTTCGGAAGGCGTGACGACGCCGGACGCCGGCGGTTCGGGATCTCAGCCCATGCCCGACTATAGCGGGCTCGACACGTCGCTCGTGGCCTCCGCCTTGAGCTTTGGAATGCAACCAGAGCATGTGGCTGCCTTTCGCGGCAGTCCGCAAGCCCTGCAAGCGGCCTTGGAGTTGCGAAATCGCACCATGCTGGGGTCGATGTTCCCCCAACACGGCGCGCCTCAGCAGGCTCCGTGGGCCGCCGCCCAGCAACCGCCGTTCCCTCCGGGAATGGGCGGGCAGTTTATGCCGCCGGCGGCTGGGGCCGGCAACCAGTTCGGTGCTCAGCCCAACCAGTCGAATACTCCTGGTCAGGCGGGTTTCCAGCTGTGGAAAGATGACGCCGAAAAGCAGGCGTACAACGATGAGTTCGTGGCGTTGATGGAGCGTATGAACGCTCACTACGCCGGGCAGCTGTCGCAAATGCAACAGCAACTCCAGTCGGTTGGTGGGTTTGCCCAGCAAACAGTCGCTTCCCAGCGGGATGCGGCAGTGCGCGCGGCAACGCTTGCCGATCACGAGAACTTTGATCGCATGATCGAGGGCCTCGGCGGGGACTACGAAACCATTTTTGGACGCGGAACGCACGATACCATTCGACCGGACTCTGTCTACATGTCGAATCGTCGCGCAGTTCACAACGCCTTTTCGGCACTTCGGTCGGCCTACGCACAGCAAGGGTTGAATCCCGACCCAAAAACGCTGTTGACTTCGGCCGCCGAACATGTCCTCGGTCAACAGTGGCAATTCGCGCAGCAGCAAGCCAGGAGTCGTGGCCGTGCCGGTCAACACACCGCTCGGCCAGGCCGTACGTCCGCATCACCCGATCGTGGCGATGCCGCAGCCATGCGGTTCGCCCGTCAGTTTTTGCGCGAACGTGGGGCCGACGTTGGAGCACCAAGCTCTGACGGAGGCGACCTCGGCTTGCTGTAACCTCACGTAGAAAGGTTCCAGCATCATGCCTTCGTTCAATGCTTCTGACATTCCCGATCTGGTCAAGGGTACGCTGTACCACCTGGGGCGATTCAAGTTCCAGCAGATCGCGCAGGAATTGGTGCGGTATGAAATCTTCACCAAATGGTTCAAGGAAAAGAAAGCCGTCGTCAACGGCGGACTCGGCATCCAGCGCAACCTGATGACGCGGTACGCCCAGACCGCGCGCCATGTGAGCTGGAACGACGAGGACAACACGACGGTATCGGACTTCCTGGAGCAGATGCGCGTTGACTGGCGGCACCTGACCGACAGCTACGGGTTCGACTATCGCGAAGTCATCACCAATACCGGCGAGACCCAGATCGTCGACATCATCAAGGTGCGCCGAGCCGCGTGCATGCTCGGCGTGGCGGCCTTGCTTGAGCAGGCGGCCTGGTCGTGCCCGTCCGCCAGCAACACCAAGGATCCGTACGGCATCCCGTACTGGCTGGTGACGAACGCCACCGAAGGGTTCAACGGCGGTCTGCCGTCGGACCATACGACGATCGCGAACGTGAATCTGACGACGCAGGCGCCGAAGTTCAAGAACTACACTTGGACGTTCAATGCCTACAGCAAGACGGCACTCGTCAAGCCGTGGCGCAAGTCGCATCGCCTCACGCAGTTCGTCTCGCCCGTGCGGATCGACGATTACCGCGGTGCGGTGGGCGAGCAGTTCCGCCACTACTGCAACGAGACGACGCTGTCGGCGATCGAGGACATCGGCGAGGCGCAGAATGAAAACCTTGGGCGTGACTTGGGTTCGATGGACGGAACCATTACGTTCCGCTCCAACCCGATCATTCACATTCCGCAACTCGACGAGGTGACGACGAATCCCATCTACTCGATCGACCACAGCACGTTCTATCCGATCGTGCAGAAAGGCATGTTCCTGGTCGAGGGCGATGCGGTGCAAGTGCCGGGCAAACACTTGCGGTTCTATGTGCCAGTCGACCTGTCGTACAACTACGTCTGCATCGACCGGCGGCGCAATTCGGTCGGCTACTACACCGGATCCTAGTCGGCGTTGAGCCGACTGGCTCGGCCTGACGACACCACCTTAAACACAAGGACATCCACATGGATACGCTGGTCACTGGGGACGTGAAGTACACCGGACGAAACTCCGACAAGGGCCTGTCCCCGGCCCTGTGGGGACGCATTCCCCTGTCGAAGATGGTCGATCCGAACAGCGGGAAGTTCGTGTTCGACGACTTCCTGACGTTTGGCGGCACCGTGGCCACGAACGTCGGCACCTATGCGTCCGGCGGCGGGGCGTACCTGTCGTACGAGGACACTGGCGGCTCGATCGCGCAACTCGCCACGTCGGTTCTCGGCGAGGTGAAGCTGACTACGGACACCACCGACAACGACGAGGTCTGGATGCAGCCTGGCGGCGCTGCCAGCGTGCTCGGGGCCATCTCGAACACGGCCGGCAATGACTGCCTGCTGATCTTCGAGGCCCGCGTCAAGCTGTCGCAGATCACGAGCGGCAATGCCTTTGTCGGCCTGTCGGAGGAAGCCTTGGCGGCGGCCGACACCATTACCGACGCGGATGCGCTGGCGGACAAGGATCTGATCGGCTTCGCCCAACTGGCGGCCGATCTCGACGCCTTCCAGTTCGTCTATCGCAAGGCCGGCCAGTCGGTCGTGCAGGTCGAGGACGTGGCCCATACGATTGTGGCGGACACGTACGTCAAGCTGGGATTCGTGTACGATCCGCTGGCCCCGGCCGCGAAGCGCATCACGATCTACGTCAACGGCACGGACATCGGCGTGTACGTGACCGCGACCAACATCGCGGCGGCCACCTTCCCGAACGCCGAGGAGTTGAACGCGCTGTTTGGCGTGAAAAACGGCGCGGCTGCTGCGAAGGCACTCACCGTCGACTGGTGGGCCTTCTTCCAGGAAAAGAAGTAGTCACGAGCGCGCTGCCCACGGCGGCGCCTGTGCGCACGACCCCCGCCCGGGAAACCGCGACCGGGCGGGGGCTGCGTTCCTTCTCACCACATCGCGGTACACAGGTGTCTCGTGGCGACGGTCCAAGAAGAAGTGCGGCAGATCCCCGAAAACGACCAGCGGCTTATTCA